CAACATTGCGGCGTTAATGCCCAAGGCGTTGCAGTTTGGTGTGTCCGTCAATATGGGCGATGTGTCTGGGTGCTCAATCATCACTATGGCTAGAAACCAATTGGTGCATGAGTTCCTGAAGTCCGATGCCACAGAGCTGCTGTTTATTGATTCTGATGTGATCGCTACGGCAGATGACATCTTGCGCTTGATGGCGCAGAGTGGGGACAAAGACATTACCGCCGGTATGTACCCACGCAGATCCAAAGACAGAAACTTCTTTGCTGATCTGTACTTTGACGAGAATGAAGATCTTGAGTTTGATGGATCACTGATGCGCTTGAAGCGCGTCGGCACAGGCTTTATGTTGATTCAACGCCACGTCTTAGAGACGATGGTTACGTCGCATCCTGAGTGGTTCTATAACTTCAAGGGTGAGCAAGTGTGTGGTGTGTTTGATTTCAAAATCATTGACGACCACTACCTTGGCGAAGACTATTTGTTTTGTGACCGCGCACGCGAGCACGGCTTCAAGATTTACGCTGATGTGGACATTAGCTTGCCACACGTTGGCACAGATACGTTCGAGAATAACTTCCGTGAAGAAGTCGTCGTGCCTCTACTTGAGGCCATCCGTAAGACCAAACTGAAAGTAGCAAATGGCTAAGTCACCAGCATGGCAGAGGAAAGAAGGCAAATCGGAAAAGGGCGGCTTGAACGCCAAGGGTCGAGCCTCCGCGAAAAAGCAAGGCATGAATTTGAAACCGCCCCAGCCAGAAGGCGGCTCCCGGCGCGACTCTTTCTGTGCGAGGATGGGCGGCATGAAGAAGAAGCTCACCAGCGCGAAAACCGCCAACGACCCAGACTCACGCATAAACAAGGCTCTTAGAGCATGGAATTGCTGACATGGAACTGATGATTTGGAACGTTGTCTTATCCTTTGCATCAGGCTTGCTGATGTTCTGGGTAAAGGTGTCTCACGATGAAGTGAAACGCCTTAGCATTCTGCTGAGTAAAACCCGCGAAGAAAACGCGGAAAAATTTGTTACTAAAAACGATATGCACGCCGATATAAATCGGGTATTGTCTCGTTTAGATAGACTTGAGAGCAAGATCGATGACTTCATGAAGGAGCAACGAAGTGCCATCGGTTAGTAAAAAACAACACAATTTCATGGCGGCGGTGGCTAACAACCCAGCGTTTGCTAAGAAAGCAGGCGTCCCACAATCCGTGGGCAAAGAGTTCAATCAAGCGGACAAGGGCCGCAAATTTAAACAAGGTGGTGAAATTATGGCTACAGAAAAGAAAGTTGCTCCTACTCCAATGGGCAAAGTTAAGACAGCGGCTCCTAGCCGTGATGGTGTTGCTACAAAAGGCAAAACCAAAGGTAAGCAAATCGTCATGGCCGGTAACAAGGGCATGAAAAAAGGCGGCAAGTGCTAATTTAAGGAGGCTCTCATGAGTCCAGCAGAGAAACAAGCTCGCGAAGAAATGGCCGAGCGTAAGATGCAAGATGCTACTGAGAAGGCTTACTCTAAGTCTTTGACTAGCACCGACTACGCACCTGAGAAAAAAGACCCGCGTGACGCTGTTCGTGGTCAGCGCGGCTATGCTAAAGGTGGCATGACTGCTTCCAAACGTGCTGACGGTATTGCTCAACGAGGTAAAACTCGTGGCACTATGGTCATGTGCGGTGGCGGCATGGCGAAAAGGAAATAATCATGATGGCGAGCCGTGGAATGGGGGCTATAGCCCCTAGTAAAATGCCCAAAGGCGTCCGTAAGGCCCGCCGTGATGATACTGACTTCACGCAATACGCTGAAGGAGGTAAAGTTGGCCTATACGCCAACATCCACGCCAAACGTGCTCGTGGTGAAAAGATGCGTAAGCCCGGTCAGAAGGGCGCACCTACCGCTCAGGCTTTTATTGATTCTGCAAAGACTGCTAAAAAATGACCACTACCGGCTCAACCCTCTTCAACATGGACTTCACGGAGATCGCCGAGGAAGCGTGGGAGCGTGCGGGCCGTGAGATGCGTTCTGGATACGACTTGCGCACAGCGCGTCGCTCCATGAACCTGATGACTATCGAGTGGCAGTCTAAAGGTATCAACATGTGGACGATGGAGCAGGGGTTTATTAACCTGACTCCGGGTTTGTCTACTTATGCGCTACCAACCGATACGATTGACTTGCTAGAACAGGTTATCCGTACTGGGTCTAACACTGCATCTACGCAAGCTGACTTAACAATTACGCGCATCAGCGTCTCAACCTATGCGACTATTCCAAACAAGCTTCAGCAAGCTCGTCCAATTCAAGTCTGGGTTCAGCGTCTTTCTGGCGAAGTTAACCCGACTTCGTCAGTTACTGTCGGAGCCATCACCTCCACGGATACCACGATCACGCTTGACACGGTGGTTGGACTAGCCGGTTCTGGCTTTATTCGCCTTGATAGCGAAGACATTTACTACACATACATATCAGGGAATACCCTTGGTGGTGTATTCCGTGGCCAAAACAATACAACGGCAGCATCGCACCTGACAGCTACTGCGGTTTACGTGCCCCAGCTTCCAGCCGTAACAGTCTGGCCAACACCTGATAACTCAACACCCTATCAGTTTGTGTACTGGAGACTTCGCCGCGTCCAAGATGCCGGCGCTGGTGTTGAAACTGCTGACATGAACTTCCGCTTCCTACCTTGTTTGGTAGCGGGTTTGGCGTACCACATTGCTGTCAAAGTACCTGAGTTGATGCCTCGTATTCCAATGCTCAAGCAGATGTACGATGAGACTTTTGAAATTGCCGCTGGTGAAGACCGCGAAAAAGCCGCTGTTAGATTTGTGCCACGACAGATGTTTATTGGAAGTGGCGGGGGTTACTAATGGGTAATCGGTTCGCATCCGGCAAGATAGCGATTGCTGAATGTGATCGCTGTGGCCAACAATTCAAACTGAAAACGCTTAGGACTGAAATCATTAAGCAGCGTCAGTATCAGTTGCTGGTATGTACTGAATGCTGGGACCCTGACCAGCCTCAGTTGATGCTTGGAACGTTTCCTGTTGATGATCCACAGGCTTTGCGGAATCCCCGTAAAGATACAACCTATGTGACATCCGGTGTAAACGTCAACGGTAATCTATCTGGTGGTTCTCGGGATATTCAGTGGGGATGGGCTCCGGTAGGCGGGGCAAGTTTAAATGATGCAGGATTGACACCAAACTACTTGGTGGCGACCACATTTGTTGGTACAGTAACGGTATCTTGAAGGAGTTAGAAATGGATAAGAAAGATTTGGCGCAAGACAAGAAGATGATTGCTGGAGCCGTGCACAAGCACGAGAAGAAGCTTCATCCCGGTAAGCCTATGACTAAGCTTGCAAAAGGCGGCGTAACCGGTCAGGCTATGCGTGCAGTAGGTCGTAACATGGCTCGCGCAAACAACCAAAAGCGAGGCTAATCATGGCTACATTTAGCAAAAAGTTAATGGGTAAAGAAGTTGGCGATGCCAAAGTCTATGCCAAGCCACACACGATGACAGGTAAAGCTGTTAGCGCATCTGAGAACCCCGGTAGTGGCCCTAACCATAGCAACGCAAGCACAGTCAATATGTCTGTGGGCGCAGTTACACGTAGAGACCAGCCCGGTACTAAAACTGACGGCATCAAAATCCGTGGTACAGGCGCAGCTACCAAAGGCGTAATGGCACGAGGCCCAATGGCATGACATACGACGAACTTGTCACAGCGGTAAGCGATTACTGCGAAAACACTTTTCCAACAACTGACATGGATACGTTTATCCGTCAGGCGGAGCAGCGCATCTACAACACTGCGCAGCCAGCAAACTTGCGGAAAAACGTGACAGGTTCTTTGACGTCAGGCAACAAATACTTGCAGTGCCCAATCGACTTCTTGTCTGTTTACAGCTTGGCCATTTACCCAGCCGCTGGTGGTGACTACTTATACTTGTTGAACAAAGACGTTAACTTCATGCGTGAAGCTTATCCAAATCCTTCAACCACAGGTAAGCCAAAACACTATGCGTTGTTCGGCCCACGTTCAGATAATGCGGACGAGCTGACCTTTATTCTTGGTCCCACACCCAACGCAAACTACAGCGCTGAATTGCACTATTACTACTATCCAGAGTCCATCGTTGATGCGGCTGATGGCCGTACATGGTTGGGTGACAACTTTGATTCCACGTTGTTGTACGGCACGATCAACGAGGCGTTTGTTTACATGCGTCAAGAAGGCGACATGGTTAAGTTGGCTCAAGAGCGTTACACGCAAGCGATTGCTCTGTATAAAAACTTGGCTGATGGTAAACAACGCGGTGATGCATACCGTGATGGTCAAGTTAGGGTTGCTGTTTCATGAGTTACATCTTACAAACCCAAACGACCAGCTTCAAAAAAGAGCTGTATGAAGGTATCCACGACCTCACGACGGATGATATTTATATCGCTCTGTACACGGCTAACGCTGATTTAAACGAAGCCACTACCGTTTACACAACCTCTGGTGAAGTTACGGGAACGGGCTATACGGCGGGTGGTATTCAGATGACAGGTATCACAATCAATTCGTCTGGGTTTACCGCGTATGTGGACTTTGCAGATGTAGTATTCAATGCGTCTGTGACCGCTCGCTGTGCTTTGATTTACAACTCAAGTCAGAGCAACAAATCAATTGCTGTGTTGGATTTTGGGTCTGATAAGACATCCACCAATTTCACCATCACAATGCCTGCTAACACAGCAACAGCAGCATTAATTCGTTCTTCTAACTAAGGAGTCAATATGACAACCGATACCGTTAAAGCTTC